TGAGGGTGGTCTAGGCGGTTTAATTGATGGGTTGCTAGGCTATGACATAGGTGAAGAGCGTAGGAAGCTGGATGTGTTATTACGTGAGCGCCAGTCTATATTAGAAGAATTTAAACGCAAAACTGATGAACAGAATGGCGGTGCTCAGGAGAAAGCTGTATTTTTAGATGCGGGTGAAACAAACAGTAACTCTAAAGGCCTGTCATCAAAGCCAGCCAAAGCGCTACCCTCATTAGATACCGGCAAAACATCACAATCGCTTGAACAGGCCACTGGCCCGGCTTCAGAATGGAATAAGTTATTATCTGAAGCTGAGAGCATTATAGCCGCTACACAAACACCGCTGGAAAACCTCAACAGTGAAATAGAACTATATACCACGTTAGCCGATCGCGGATTAATCACACAAGAAACCTTAAACCGGGCGTTGACTGATGCGGGGGAAAACTTTAACCAGTTAACCGATGATGTAACGTTTGCTACGGATGAAATGACCGTGTTTGCAGATCAGGCGGCGCGAAACATGCAAGATTCATTTTCTGACTTTCTATTTGATCCGTTTGAGGACGGGTTAGGCGGTATGGTTGATGGTTTTTTAAATACCATGCGACAAATGGCGGCGGAGCTGGCTTCACAACAGATATTCAAATTGATTGGTCAATCGTTATCGGGTGTGGGCGGTGCAGGTGGTATTTTGGGTGGGCTTTTTGCAGATGGCGGGGTAATGACTCCAGCCGGGCCAATGCCGTTAAAGCGTTATGCATCTGGCGGTATTGCCAGTAGTCCACAGCTTGCCTTATTTGGTGAGGGTGCTAGTAATGAAGCTTATGTCCCGTTACCCGATGGGCGTAGCATTCCCGTTACCATGTCAGGCGGTAACTCAGGGGGTAATCAATATAACATCACGGTTAATGTGACCAGCAAAGAAGGCGACTCAGCCAGCCAGACCGGGCAAAAAACAGCAGAAGCCATGACGCGAGCTATTGCCCGTCAAGAGATCAAGAGCGCATCACGTCCCGGAAATCAACTTAACCCTTCTACAAAATTTGTATAACTATGGCTGATTTACCGTTTCCAGAAAAAATACACACAGACAGCGATAAGCAGGTTCAATTCAGAACCTTAATAGCAAGCTTTGGTGATGGATACACACAGCGTGCAGCGGATGGTTTAAACTCAAAAATTGATAGTTTTGCTATTGTCTGGCCTGGGTTAAATCTGGCTGATAAGGATTCCGTAGTCGCTGTGCTTGATAGCGTGGGGGGGTGGGGCGTTTTAACCTGGAAGCCGCCTACAGAGTCCACCACAAACAAATTTACTATTGATCCTGAAGTGGGTTATTCAATTAGTTACATCGGAAAGCGCTTTCATATTTCAACGCGCTTAATTCAGGTGTTTGATTTATGACCATTGCACAAGACCTGGAAAAGTCTGTTTTACCCGCTCAAATAGATTTATTTGAAATTGATGCAACTGCTATAACGGGGTCTGTTTATCGTTATACACCGATGACAAATGGACTGGGTGAGGTTGTCTGGAATGGTAATACCTATTCACCCTATCCTATAGCCATAACCGGCGCTGATCAGGTTTCTAGTGGTGCACCGCCACGCCCATTACTGGCGATAACTAACGTAGATAGATTCTTTGGGGTTTTAACCGCAACGATGGAGGATTTAAAAGGCGCGAGAGTGCTTTATACGCGAACATTTGAGCCTTATTTGAGCAGTTCTGTTAGTGCAGCCCCGATGAAATTTATCATTAATAAAAAAGTAGGTCATAACAAAACAGGAATTATTTTTGAGTTAAAAACATTTCTTGATTCAGATAGAAAGTTTATGCCGGGTAGGCAGATGTTGAGAGACGGGCCGGATGATACGGCTTTTCCTGGGCTTGGGGTTAATAAGAGTGTTTATTAGAGTAGGGTTAAGAGCAGGTTAAAGGTGCAAGGTTAAAGGTTCAAAGACCAAGAGAGGGTTTTATGAAATTTGTGATTAAGTTTTTTTATAAAGATTGTTTGGTGCTAGTTCGGCCTTTGCCTGTTGATGTTAAACGGCTTGGGTGGCCTAATCATGAGCCGCCTTATCATCCTGAAAACTGGGATCGGTGGGAGGTTTGGCCGGGTGAGTGTGAGTCGTGTGGTTAATGTGATTGAGTTAAACAAAAGCCAGAAGGAAAAGATTAATGCGGCGGTACTGGCGGCATTCCCTAAGGAAATGTGCGGGGTTATTACGTCTGATGATTTTATTCAGATATCAAACATAAATAGTGATCCTGAAAACAGTTTTACTATGCAGCCGAAAGAGTATGCGGGTGTTGTTGAGCGCGCAATAGCCATTGTCCATAGTCATGTAAAACAGCCTGATACAAGGATAAACATAGACCCCAGAACGCCATCTGTTAAAGATTTAAACTATCAAAAAGCATCTGCTTTGCCTTGGTTGATTGTTGCGACTGAGGGCTTGACAGTAACGCCACCTGTGCAGTTTCCACGCGACCCTTCATCAAAATACGAAGGGCGTAATTTTATCTGGTATATCAATGACTGTTTTACGATCGTACAGGACTATTACCGATATCAACTTGATATTATTTTACCGGCTAATGAGTTTGATGCGTTTAATGACAGCATTAGCGAGGTTATTGAATGGTATGCGTATGAACATGGATTCGACGATGTTAAAAAAATTGATGATATAAAAAACGGGGATATCGTAATACTTGATTCATTAGGACAAAAACAGAACCATTTAGGTGTTTACCACGATGAGAAGATTTTGCATCAGATGCAGGTCAGTCGTTTTGATCCGTTTCAGAATTATCTAGGGCGAATTAACAGGATTTTACGTTATGGAAGTTAGAATTTACGGTGAGTTAAGACAGCAATGTCCTGATGTTGATCTGGATGTTAAAAACATTCAACAAGCACTTGCAGGGATAAAACAAGTGCATGGACAAGCCGTTTCAGATCATTTATTAAGCAACAAATATCATTATTTTTTAGCTAGAGAAAGCGAGCCAAACAAAGTTATTTCGTTAACTGACGGGCTTTTAACAATGTCTTTCGATAGTTTTGATTTAATGGTTATCGTGCCTGATATGCAGGGAGATGTATATGTGGTTGCGATATTGGGCGTTGCACTATTCACAACTACCAGTTTGACTGTTGCTGTGATTGTTGCGGCTGTTATAAATATTGCAATAGCATTGGCGCTTGGTTTTTTAATGCAACTGCTGTCACCAACGCCTGAGTTTGATAGTGACCCATCTGAAGCCGCCACGCGTTCAAGCAGCTCATTATTTAATGGGGCTCCAAACATTAGAGAACAAGGCGGTTCTGTGCCGTGGTGCATGGGGGAATCTAATGCCGGTGGTGTATTAATCTCAGCAGGCATGTATAGCGAGGACGTATAGTGGATAATGCGCTTTCAATTATAAGTGGTGGCGGTGGCGGTGGCGGGGGTGGTGAGCCGCATACACCCATAGAGATGGATGACACGCTGTCAAGCAAGCAGCGCGTTAGGATGCTGTTTGTTGTGGGTGAGGGCGAAATAGAAAGCGTTGACGACGTTGATGTTAATGGTTCGCCAATATCGGGATTTGATGCAACATTTGAATATAGAACAGGGACGGTTGATCAAACGCATATACTAGGGTTTACAGCGATTGAAAGCCCTGCGTCTCCCGCAGTTAATACACAACTGGTATTTGGATCGCCGGTTATTCGTGAGGTTTCTACAAATGCTATAGATGCTGTTTTAGTCACATTAAAAATAATTAGCTTATATCTGATAAATCATCAGGGCGATACACTAGGGTATCAAGTAAACTTTAAAATAAGCACTAGAAAAGATGATAATGATATATGGTCTGACTATAAATTTATATCAAAAAAGGGGAAAGCTACCAGTCCGTATAAATTTGATGTTCGGGTAGAGCGGCCTGCAGATGCTGTCGGCTCTACGTGGCAAATACAAGTCGAGAGGAACTGGCCTGATGATCCTGATTCTAAAAAAGCAAGCGTTACATTTTTTGATAACTATACAGAAATACAGGATTCAATACTAACCTATCCGCATAGTGCGCTGGTGGGTATTGTGTTTAACAATGCTGATGAGTTGGGCGGTAAAATCCCAACGTTATCATTTGAAGGGAAATGGAAAAAAATATCTGTTCCTGATGCTACAGTTTATGATCCTGTAGAAAGAACCTATGTAGGTGGTGCGTGGTCTGGTGCGTTTGCGCTTGCCAAAATTTCAACCAGTTGTCTAGCGTGGCATTTATACGATGTTTTAATTGATACAAGAGCCGGACTTGGCATTTCTGCGGCTGAAATAAATGCGTTCTCTTTTTATGATTTCGCGGTTGAATGTGATGAATTAATAGACGATGGCAGTGTAACAAGCACGCTTGAACATCGTTATTCTATAAACAATCAATTTTATAGAAGAGAAAATGCTTCAACATTTTTAACTTTCTTACTTACTTTAGGTAATGCAAAGCTTGCAAATGATGAATTTGGTTTGATTTCTGTTATCTCAGACAGGCCAGAAGCAGCAAGCAGAATTGTTAATAACTCAAATGTCATCAATGGCGTTTTTGATTATTCGTCCGGTGAGCTAGATGAGACATTTTCCTGGGTAAACGTAACCTTTAACGACCCAAACGACAAGCACAACGCCCGGACTATATCAGAAAAGCGCCAAGATAGAATAGATAGCTTTGGCTTGATAAAATCTGATGTTGTGCTAATTGGATGCACGTCTGAAGGGCAAGCCAGACGGAAAGCAAAGTGGGTGCTTAATTCACCTAATGACGCGGTAACGTTTAAAGTAGGTCTTGAAGGGCTTGTTTATAGATTGGGTCAGGTAATAGAGATCATGGATGATATCTATAAGAATGTACTTCAACAAGGCCGTATTGTTTCTGCCTCTTCAGATGCCAGTTTTACTACGATTGTTTTAGACAGAGAAATTACTTTCGGTAATCAAAATTATTCAGTGCTTTGTTATGGCGCTGATGCGGTTACGGTTTATGATGCGGTTATAGTTGAGCAGAACGTAACAACTAACACCATAATAGTTAATGTGCCTGGGCCGTTGGCAACAGACCCCAATCCAAACAGCTCATTTATTATTCGAGGTGATATTGAGCCCAGCCTATATCGTGTCATGACGATAGAAGAGGATGAGGGAATATTCACCATTTTAGCGACACAATACGATCCTAACAAACAGAGTTTAATTGAATCTGGTATTACTAATTCAGCGCCAACAAAGCCTTTTATTAATACAGGTGGATTTGTAGTTGAGCCGGTTGAAAACATACAGTTTGCTGAAATATTTGCATCCAGCGATATAGAAAAAATCAGTAGAATTGGTGTTACATGGGATTGGGATACAGATGAATCTGAGGATTTAATAGCAACATACCAATATACTTGGCGGCGTGATAATTTACCGTTTTCAGCGATCCAAACCACCCCACAGAAAGAATTCGAAATACCTGATGTAACCCCCGGTGTTTATGAGGTGGTTATAACTGCCTATAACCCGCGTGGGATTAGGTCTACGCCTGTTATTCAAACCTATAATTTTAGGACGGTTTCGGCACAGTCTACGCTAAAACCACCGATTAATTTATATGTGGTTAATACAGTATCAAATGTATTTCAAACGCGTGATTTAAGTATAAGTTGGTTCTATGATGTCACCAACGATGATAGAACGCTGGTTAATGATGCGTTGCTGGATTATGTGGTGGAAATATGGAGCGCGGGACTATTAAAAAATACCTATGTTGTTACGCCAACATCAGATAAAAACGGCACGTTTACATATACGTTTCAAGATAACGAAAACGATCATGGAGCCGCCAGCAGATCAGTAGAGGTTAGGGTTTATTCGCGTGATACTGTGGGAGATGCATCGCTTGCAATAACCAATACATTTACTAACCCGGTACCCGCTGTTGTTTCGTTTACATTGCTGGCGGGTACGGGGTCTACCTATATTGATATAACGCCGCCATCTGATCCAGATATAGCGGGTTATTTGGTTTATAGAGATACCTCAATAATTGACTTTACGCCGGGTGCGGGTAATCTTAAATATGATGGGCCTGATAACTATGTTGCGCTGGGTGGTAATGCTGGGGTTCAGTATTTCTATAAAGTAGCGGCGTTTGATTCATTTGGAAAAACAGCGCTTAACGTGTCGGGCGGTAGCGGTTCAAAAACGCAGGCTGCGGAAACGGATAAATTCGCGTTTACCGGCATTCCGTTTGCGTTTAACGACCCGGTAGTTGATAGTGTTAGTTGGGGTGCAGGGACGGTTTCTATTAATGGTGCTGTGCCTGCGGCTATTGCAGCGGGAAATTCTGCCTGGACTACGGGCACGTTATATATCTATTTTGATAAAGCCACGGTTTCTATTGGGTCAACAACGGATATTACGGTAGCCGTTCAAAAAGCACAGATTTTAGCGGCCTATGAAGGCGCAGAAAACTTGAAAGGGGGTGATGGAACAGGCTTTTTCAATGGGGCTGAATTGCTGGCTCAAAGTATAGGTGCGAATAAGTTGGTTGTTGATTCTGCAATTATAACCACAGCTGCACAAATAGCCGCATTGATTGTTAAAGAGGCCCATATTGATAACCTGGCGATAACATCGGGTAAGGTTGCAAACACATTAGAATCAAATGATTTTGATCCTATATTGAAAACGGGGTGGCAAATAAGCAAGGATGGGGGAACAATGACGCTGAACGATTTGACGTTTAAATCAGTTTCAGGCACTTCAGGTGAGAGAATGGAGATTGATAATGAAGTTCTGCAGGTATTCGATTATTTAGATAATTTAAGGGTTAAGCTCGGCAAGTTAATATGAGTTATGGTCTTGAGGTTTTTAAGGCTAACGGTGATTCGGTTATAAAAATTGATGACAGAATAGTCATTAAAATAGCAGAGGTTGAAATTCCTGAGGGTATTGGTGTCGTTAATGTGCCGGTTCCTGGTATTGTTGATGATGGAACGTGGGTAATAGTCAGGTTTGGAATCGGTATTGAGTTTACTATTCAGCCAGATAATGTGCAATGTAACCGAGTCTATAATTTTACCCATTTAAACGGGGCTAATATCTGGGCTGGAAACGGCATATCTTATTCGTTCGAGGATTATTTCAGGGTCTATAGGTTTTAATTATGGGTTATGGATTACAGGTTATAGGCAGCAACGGAAACGCCCAGATTGACCAGAACTTTAGTAATAAAATTGTAGTCGGGCGGGGTACATATGATCGTTTAGAGTCGGAAATTTTAACTATTCAATTTCCAGAGTATGTAAAAAATTTATTCATTAGACCGTTAGTTATGAATAAGCATTATCCAACTGGCGAGATTACTTGGACTGCGCTACTCGCTTATTATTATGGGGCGTATTTAACAGGGCTCCCGGATGGCAATGGAGACAGGATTTTAACTTATAGCGCTGTAGACGGTAAATTCACAGCGCCGTTTACGTTTAGAGGCGGCGGTATAAATGGTGAGTTCTCCTCCTATGAGTATTTTATAGTTGCTGATTTAGCAGAGTATGAAGATTATTTATTATCGCAAGGGTCAACGATCAGAGTTGATAATTTTGGGTTAGAAGTTTTAAAGGCTGATGGAGGTCTGGCGTTTCACTCATCGGCTGAATATGTCAATATAGCCGCAAAGCTGGAAGTGCCTAACGGGTCTGTCAATCAAAC